ACGTAGTGCTATAACAGGTGCTATGCCAAATGCTGAAGCAAACTGGACAGCTTATACAGCAGGAGGTGGAGGTTATACAGGTTCAAAAGGAGATTTAGGATATACAGGTAGTTTAGGTTACACAGGATCAGCAGGAGCTGGTTACACTGGTTCTGTTGGAGTAGGTTATGCTGGTTCTAAAGGTATAGATGGTTACACTGGTTCTGTTGGAGTGGGTTATACGGGTTCTAAAGGAGAATTAGGATATTCTGGCAGTAGAGGTTATGATGGTTCAAAAGGTTCATTACAAATTACAACTGCTACAACTCCACCAGGAAGTCCAAATTACGGAGATATTTGGATTGATTCAAACACAGGCATACAATATTTTTGGATTAATGATGGAGATTCAAATCAATGGGTGGAAGATTCAAACGTAGGTATTATAGGTCCTACAGGTTATACAGGTTCACAAGGAGAATCAGGAATAGCAAATTTAGGAAGAAAATTTAGTTGGTCTGCTCCAGCTGATGGAACACCTACAACAGGTGGAACAACAACAGGTACAATAGCAGGTTCTAATGCAGCTTTTTCTAATACTTCAATTGGTGTTGAATTAACAAAACTTGCAAATCAAGATGGTAGAGTTGTTTGGAATTTAACACATATAGATTTTACTAAAGATTTAAGTGTAGATATTTCTTTTTATCAAGAGGGTGCTGACGGTATTTCTTTTGGTATAGGAGGTACAAATGCTTTTTCAAGTAGTCAACCTTATACAGTTACTAATAATAGTTTATCGTTTTGGTATAAAACATATACAAATAAAACACAATTTTATAAAAATGGTACAGCCAATGGTAGTGAAACTGATTATATAGCTGGATTGACTTATGAAAATTCTTGGGTTTCATTAAAATTAGTATTAAGGACAATTTCATCTACTCGATATGCTTTTGTATATCATCAAGGTGTTTTAATAAATTCATTAGATATTACGTCTTGGTCGCCTACAGGAAAATATATATTTGTAGGAGCTTGGTCAGGTGCATCTGCAGGAGGGCATGCTTTTAATGCAGTTTCTATAGATTATATATAATAAGTAAAAAAAATTTAAAATATAATTAATTTGAAGTATAAACTTTTATAAATAAGTATAACAATTAATAATTAAGAGAGAAATTATTTAATGGCGGCACTCAATTTTCCTACAGATAATCTAGTTACTAATGTAACTACATATACATTAGGTAATCGTACATGGTTATGGAACGGTACTGCTTGGCAGTTAGTTTCTAATCAATCAGGTTATGCTGGTTCTGTTGGTTACACTGGTTCTAAAGGTTCTCAAGGTTATACTGGTTCTAAAGGTTCAACAGGTTCAACAGGTTATGATGGTTCAGTAGGTTACACAGGCTCTCAAGGTGAAACAGGTTACACAGGTTCTAAAGGTATTCAAGGTTATACTGGCTCTCAAGGTGAAACAGGTTACGATGGTTCTGTTGGTTACACCGGCTCTCAAGGTTACACAGGTTCTAAAGGTGTAATTGGTTACACAGGTTCAAAAGGTGAAAATGGTTACGATGGTTCACAAGGTATTCAAGGTTACACAGGTTCAAAAGGTTCAACTGGTTACGATGGTTCAATTGGTTATACTGGTTCAAGAGGATATAATGGTTCAGTAGGTTACACAGGTTCAAAAGGAGAAACCGGTTTAGGATTTAGAATTGCTAAAATTTATCCTTCTGTTGCCGCATTAACTGCTGATACTTCTCCAACAGGAATTGTTTCTGGAGAATTTGCTATCATAGATACAGGTGATGTAGAAAATCCTGATGATGCAAAATTATATTTATGGAATGGTTCAGCATATTCATTTATTTCAGATTTATCTGGTGCTGCTGGTATTCATGGTTACGATGGTTCAGTAGGTTACACAGGTTCAAAAGGTGTTCAAGGTTATGATGGTTCAAAAGGAGAAATCGGTTACACAGGTTCAAAAGGTGAAAATGGTTATGATGGTTCAAAAGGAGAAATCGGTTACACAGGTTCTAAAGGTGTAATTGGTTACACAGGTTCAAAAGGTGAAAATGGTTATGATGGTTCAAAAGGTGAAAATGGTTACGATGGTTCTCAAGGTATTCAAGGTTATACTGGTTCACAAGGTGAAATTGGTTATACCGGCTCTAAAGGTTATACAGGCTCTCAAGGTTATTTTGGTTCACAAGGTTACACAGGCAGCCAAGGTATTGATGGTTACACTGGTTCTAAAGGAGAAATTGGTTATTCAGGTTCTAAAGGTATTCAAGGTTATGATGGTTCAAAAGGCGAAATTGGTTATACAGGTTCTAAAGGTATTCAAGGTTATGCTGGTTCAAAAGGTGAAAATGGTTACGATGGTTCTGTAGGTTATACTGGTTCAAAAGGTGAAAATGGTTACGATGGTTCACAAGGTATTCAAGGTTACACAGGTTCTCAAGGTGAAATTGGTTACACAGGTTCTAAAGGTGTAATTGGTTATACAGGTTCAAAAGGTGAACAGGGTTATAATGGTTCTAAAGGAGAAATTGGTTACTCAGGTTCACAAGGTTACGTAGGTTCACAAGGTTACGATGGTTCTAAAGGTGCTGATGGAGACAGGTATCATACAACATCTATAACAACTTTAAATTTATCAACTTATGCTTTAACTAATACTATATCTTTAACAACTGTTGATAAAGGTTTAGATTACTCAGCACAACAAACAATTTTAATTGCTTCAACAGCAACTCCAACAAATCACATTCACGCAACTGTATTAACTTACAATGATGTTAGTGGAGCTTTAACTGCTACAGTTACAGATATTACTAATGCTGCTAACAGTTCTGAAAGTTCATGGGAAATAAATTTAGATGGTGCTGTAGGTATTCAAGGTTACACAGGTTCAAAAGGTGTTCAAGGTTATGATGGTTCAAAAGGAGAAATCGGTTACACAGGTTCAAAAGGTATTCAAGGTTACACAGGTTCAAAAGGTGTTCAAGGTTATGATGGTTCTAAAGGAGAAATAGGTTATTCAGGTTCTCAAGGCGATATAGGTTACACAGGTTCTAAAGGTGTAATTGGTTATACAGGTTCTCAAGGTGAAACAGGTTACGATGGTTCTGTTGGTTACACCGGCTCTCAAGGAAATACAGGTTACGATGGTTCACAAGGTATTCAAGGTTACACAGGTTCTAAAGGAGATATTGGTTATAATGGTTCACAAGGATATACAGGTTCACAAGGTTATTTTGGTTCAGTAGGTTATACTGGTTCAAAAGGAGAAATTGGTTACACAGGTTCAAAAGGTGAACAAGGTTATGATGGTTCTAAAGGAGAAATTGGTTATTCAGGTTCAAAAGGTATTCAAGGTTATACTGGTTCAAAAGGAGAAACAGGTTATGATGGTTCTGTTGGTTACACAGGTTCTCAAGGAGATACAGGTTACGATGGTTCAGTAGGTTACACAGGTTCAAAAGGAGAAATTGGTTACACAGGTTCTAAAGGTGTTATCGGTTATACAGGTTCTCAAGGTTATGACGGTTCTAAAGGTGAAACTGGTTACGATGGTTCAGTAGGTTATACTGGTTCTAAAGGTGTTATCGGTTACACAGGTTCTAAAGGTGAAGCTGGTAGAGATGGTGATGTTTATCATACAACTTCTTCAAGTTCATTTACAATCGCAAATTCTGGTTCAGAAACAATTACTGTTGCTAGTGGATTAGATTATACAGTTGGTCAAGACATTGTTCTTGCTAATGACCAAGATCATTTACAATATGCAAACGTAACTTCATATAACCCTGTAAATGGCCAATTAGTATTTGTAAAAACAAGTTCGAAAGGTTCAGGAACATTTAATTCTTGGATTGTTAACTTAGATGGTGCCGTAGGTGCTTTAGGTTACACAGGTTCTAAAGGAGAAACCGGTTATAATGGTTCTAAAGGTGAAAATGGTTACGATGGTTCAGTAGGTTACACCGGTTCTAAAGGTATTCAAGGTTACACAGGCTCTAAAGGCGAAACTGGTTACGATGGTTCAGTAGGTTATACAGGTTCTAAAGGTTCTACAGGTTATGATGGTTCTGTTGGTTACACAGGTTCACAAGGCGAAATTGGTTATACAGGTTCTAAAGGTACAACTGGTTACACCGGTTCTAAAGGCGAAACTGGTTACGATGGTTCTTATGGTGAAACAGGTTACACAGGTTCTAAAGGTACAACTGGTTATAATGGTTCTCAAGGTTATACTGGAAGTCAAGGTGCGTTAAATATAACTTTAGCAAGTACACCTCCAGGTTCACCAAACGTAGGAGATATCTGGATTGATTCAAATACAGGCATTCAATACTTCTGGTCATTTGATACAGATTCATATCAATGGGTAGAATATTCAAATCAAGGTGTTGCAGGTATACAAGGGTACACAGGTTCTCAAGGTTACACAGGAAGTTTTTCAGGTACTGTTTCAGCTGCAACACTTTCGACAGCAACAACAGGAATGGGTTACATGGGATTGCCTCAAAATTCTCAATCATCAGCTTATACACTTGTAATAGGTGATGCTGGTAAACACATATATGTAACAACATCAGCTACAGTTACAATACCTGCGAATGGTACTGTTGCTTATCCTATAGGAACTGTTATTAATTTAATTGCTGCTACAGGAGTAACAATTACTGTTGCAATTACAACTGATACATTATATCTTGGTGGTTCGGGAACTACTGGTTCAAGAACTGTTGCGGCTTTTGGTATGGCAACTTTAGTTAAAATAGATTCTACTTCTTGGATTATTGGTGGTACGGGAGTAGCTTAAAATGGCTCCAATAATTTTTAAACAAACAATCACAACACCTTCAATAGTTTCTTCTGGTTTAATATTAAATTTAGATGCGGGAAATGTTTCCAGTTATTCTGGTTCAGGAACTGCGTGGAATGATTTAAGTGGCAATGGAAATCATGGTACATTATTTTCTAATAACGGCGGAGTACCTGTAGCATATAGTTCTTCTCAAGGTGGTTATTTTACTTTTGACGGTCCTACTTATCAACAAAATTTTTCAATTAATTCTGCTGGAAGTTTTAATTATGGTGTTGGAGATTTTGCTATAGAAATATGGGCATATCCAACTACTGCGGCTGTGAATGCCTATGATCCTACTATTTTTACAAATAAAGGAAACGGCGACTGGGACGGTTATATGCGTTTACAATATGGAATATTGTTAATAACTGGCGATGCTGGTAATTGGATAAATTTTTCATCTTCTATTCAGTTAAATACTTGGCAACAAATAGTAATAAGTAGAGTTAGTGGAGTTGTTACTGTTTATAAAAATACTACAAGTATTGGTACAAAAACGATTGGAGTTGCAATAGGAGCTGATGGCAATAGACCTGCTTTATGTATTTCAGATTCTTTGCCTATTGGTAGGGAACATATGTCAGGAAGAATTAGTATTTTCAGAATTTATAAAAATAAAGGACTTATTTCAACAGAAGTTACTCAAAACTTTAATGCAGTTAAATCAAGATATGGATTGTAGTAATACATAAAATTAAAATAATATTATGACAACAATTAATTTCCCTTCATCTGGTTTAACCGCTAACGTTACAACATACACATTAAACGGCCGTACTTGGTTATGGAACGGTACTGCTTGGCAGTTAGTTTCTAATCAATCAGGTTATACTGGTTCAGTAGGTTACACAGGTTCAATAGGATATTCCGGTTCACAAGGTGACCGAGGAGATAGAGGTTATCTAGGTTCAGTAGGTTACACAGGTTCAATTGGTTACTCAGGTTCTCAAGGTGATATAGGTTACACAGGTTCTAAAGGTGTAATTGGTTATACAGGTTCTCAAGGTTACGATGGTTCAATAGGATATTCAGGTTCAATTGGTTACACAGGTTCTAAAGGTGTAATTGGTTATACAGGTTCTCAAGGTTACTCAGGTTCTCAAGGTGATATAGGTTACACAGGTTCTAAAGGTGTAATTGGTTATACAGGTTCTCAAGGTTACGATGGTTCAATAGGTTATACCGGTTCTAAAGGTTCTACAGGTTATGATGGTTCGATAGGTTATACTGGTTCAAGAGGATATGATGGTTCAGTAGGTTATTCAGGCAGTCAAGGATATACTGGCTCTCAAGGTTATTCAGGTAGTCAAGGATATGTTGGTTCACAAGGTTACAATGGTTCAAAAGGAGATATTGGTTATGCAGGTTCAATAGGTTACTTAGGCAGCCAAGGATATACAGGTTCAGTAGGTTATGCAGGAAGTTTTGGTAATACAGGTTACACAGGTTCTGCTTCTACAGTTATAGGTTACACAGGCAGCCAAGGATATACAGGTAGCCAAGGTTACACAGGAAGTTTTGGTTTAATTGGTTATACAGGTTCTAAAGGAAATATTGGTTATAATGGTTCACAAGGTTATACTGGAAGTAAAGGCAATTTTTCTACCACTGTTTCAACTACTCCTCCAGGAAGTCCAAATGTAGGAGATGTTTGGATTAATAGTAATACAGGTTTACAATTTTTCTATTTGCAAGATAGTGATAGTTCACAGTGGGTTCAATTTGGAGACCCAGGCCTTTTAGGTAATTTAGGTTATACTGGTTCTGCTGGTGCTGGTTATACTGGTTCTGCTTCAACAGTAGTTGGTTATACAGGTTCTAAAGGTTACACAGGTAGTCAAGGTTATACTGGTTCTCAAGGATATACAGGTTCTCAAGGATATACAGGTTCTCAAGGATATACTGGTTCTGCTTCAACGGTAATTGGTTACACAGGAAGTTTAGGATATACAGGTTCACAAGGATATACAGGTTCTCAAGGAATTGGTTACACAGGAAGTTTAGGATATACTGGTTCACAAGGATATACAGGTTCACAAGGATATACAGGTTCACAAGGTAATATTGGTTACACAGGAAGTTTAGGATATACTGGTTCAATAGGTTATTCAGGTTCATCTGGTTCAGGTGTAATTTGGCAAACAGTAAAAACAGCAAATTTTACAGCTGTTGTTTCAAAAGGTTATCCGGTAAATACCACATCATCAGTTATAACTGTAACTTTACCATCTAGCGCTACTTTAGGAGATACAATTGCAATAGTGGATTATGCAGGAACTTTTGCTACAAATAAAGTTACAATTGATACAAATGGATTAAAAATTAATGGTTCTACAAGTAATTTTGTTTTAAATACTAATAGAGAAGCTGTAACATTAACTTATATAGATTCAACACAAGGATGGTTATTAACTTCCGATTCTCAAGTTACATTACTCGCAACAGATTATTCTGTTGATTTTTTAGTGGTAGCTGGTGGGGGTGGTAATGCTGTTGGACAAGGTACTAATAGAGAATCTGGTTCAGGAGGAGGTGGATTAAGAACATCTTATGGCTCAACAAGTGGAGGCGGAGCTTCAGCTGAAGGAGCTTTAACATTTACAGGTGGAACAGTATATACAATTACAGTTGGTTCTGGAGGTAGTGGACAATCTAATGGAGGAGACAGTTCATTATCAGGCACAGGAATAACAACTATAACAAGTTCAGGCGGAGGAAGAGGAGCTAATACAGATGGTCAAGGTGGTGCAGCTGGTGGATCTGGTGGTGGTGGGTGGTATGTACCCGGTCCAGGTGGAGCTGGAACTGCAAATCAAGGTTATGCTGGTTCTCCTGGTTTTGGTTCTCCAGAATATGGTGGATCAGGCGGAGGAGCTGGTGGAGTTGGACAAAGAGGAGCTGGTGGTGGAGCTGGATTATCTGTTTCAATAAGTGGGTCTGCTGTTACTTATGCTACTGGCGGAGTATCTAATGATTTCCCATCGACAGTTCGTAATGCTAGTGGTACAACTAATAGAGGAAATGGTGCTAGTGGAGCTGGAAACGGTGGTTCAGGAGTTGTAATACTTCGTATGCCAACTGGAAATTATTCAGGAACAACAACCGGTTCTCCTACAGTTACAACAGATGGTTCTTATAAAGTTTTAACATTTACAGGTTCAGGGAGTTACACAGGATAATATATGGCACATTTTGCAAAATTAGGAGTTGGAAACGTTATTGAAAAAGTAATTGTAGTATCAAATGATATTGCAACAACTGAAAAAGCTGGAGTAGATTTTATTAATAAACTTTATAATACTAGAGATGTATGGAAACAAACTTCTTATAATAGTAATTTTAGAAAAAACTTTGCAGGTATTGATTATCAATATGACCAACAAAGAGATGCTTTTATTCCACCTAAACCTTATGTTAGTTGGATATTAAATGAAGATACTTGTAATTGGGAACCACCAGTTGCTTGTCCAACTGATGGAAAACAATATATATGGAATGAAACAACTAAAAAATGGGATTCAATTAACGATTAAAAAAATATGGCATTAAATTTTCCTTATCCAGCAAATACAAATGATAGTTATACATTAGGTGATATAACTTGGATATACGATGGCTATGCTTGGGTTATAAGTGGTAACAAAATAGGTTATACAGGTTCAGCTGCAAGCACAGGCGATATTACATTTAATACAAATATTATTTCGAGTTTAAATACTAACGAAAATATTAAAATAAGTCCTAATGGAACAGGAAAAATAGATATTAATTCACATTATATTATAAATGTAAATGACCCTATAAATGCTCAAGATGTTGCAACAAAATCTTATGTTGATTCTCAACTTAGTTCAACATCACAAGGATTTTTAGTTTCTACAATTGGTTTTCCAGCAGCTACAGGAGATTATGATTTAGCACAAGGAGAAGTTCCTTTTACAAATACTTATGATGCTTTTGGTGTTTTTCTTTCAGATTTATATGACGAGATGGAACCTAATGGTAATACATTAACTTATGATTTAAATACTTAAATAATTATTAGGTGTAATTAAAAAAATATATAAATATGATAGGAGATTAAATATAGATGCCTACAATTTTACAGTTTAGACGAGGAAATACTTCACAATCCAATGCTTTTACAGGAGCAGCAGGAGAAATTACAGTAGATACACAAGCAAAAACATTAAGATTGCATGATGGTACTACTGCAGGAGGTACTGTATTAGGTACAACTGGTTATGTTGGTTCAGCGGGTGTTGGTTATACAGGTTCAATAGGTTATACAGGTTCTGCTTCAACAGCAATAGGTTACACAGGTTCGGTTGGAATTGGTTATACAGGTTCAGTAGGACTTGTAGGTTATGCAACAACAGCAACTGCTGGTTCTACAACTACATTAACAGCATCAAGCACATATAATCAATATTTTACAGGAACATCAAATCAAACAGTTTTATTGCCAGTAACAAGTACATTGTCATTAGGACAAACATTTTTTATTGTAAATAATAGTACAGGTACAGTAACGGTTCAAAGTTCTGGTGGAAATACAATAAATGCAATGCCTGCTAGTACTAATGCTTATTATACTGCGATTTCTACTTCAGGTACTGGTACTTCTTCTTGGAATGCGTATTATGTTGGTCAACCTACTCCTGTTGCTACACAAGCATTTGCTACTGCTCAAGCAATAGCTCTTAGTTAATCTTATTATAAATATATAAAAAAGACTTAATTAAGGTATAAAATGGCTATTCCAGCAACAAGAGAAACATTAAAACAATACGCTTTACGTTCATTAGGTAAACCTGTAATTGAAATTAATGCTGATGATGACCAATTAGAAGATCGTCTAGATGAAGCTTTACAGTTTTATTCACAATTTCATTATGATGGTATTCGTAGAACTTATCTTAAATATAAATTAACTGCTGAAGATAAGACTAGATTGAAAGCATCTAGACCTAACGCAGAATCAAATACACAAAATAATACTTATCAAGACCAAACATTATTTAATGTAATTATTACAGATACATCTGGTAATTTTTCTTGTAATACAACAGGCCTACCTTTAGTAATAGGTCAAACAGTAACAATTACAGGATTAAATACAGGTACAGGAACAATATCTGGTCATATACAAAATGCAACAATTTATTATATCATAGCAACAAATGGTACAACAACATTTCAATTATCAACAACATCAGGAGGTTCTGCTATTACAACAACTGCTGGTACTCCAATAGGTTTAACTTTTGTTAATAATGCAAAATCACCTGTTACTTCTACGTGGTATGAAGCAAGTAATTATATTATTGTGCCGCCAAGTGTTGTATCAGTAATTAATATTCTTCCTTTTTCTGATAAAGCAAATTTAAATATGTTTGACGTAAGATATCAATTGCGTTTAAATGACCTTTACGATTTTGCATCTACGTCTATTATCAATTACGACATGGTGTTAAGACATTTAGATTTCTTAGATATGATTTTAGTTGGTATGAAACCAATAAGATTTCAACAACATGATAATAGATTATATCTTGATTTGGATTGGGAACATGATTTACAAGTTGGCGAACATCTTGTTATTGAGTGTTACAGAAAATTAGACCCAAATACTTATACAAATGTTTATAACGACCTTTGGTTAAAAAGATATGTTACAGCTAAGTTTAAACAACAATGGGGACAAAATTTAAGCAAGTTTGGTGGAGTTGCTATGTTAGGTGGCGTAACACTAAATGGAGAAAAAATATTTACAGAAGCTTTAACAGAAATTGAAAAGTTAGAAGCAGAAATAAGAAGTACATACGAAATCCCAGCAGCATTCTTGATAGGATAAACAATGGTAGTAATGAATCATTATTTTCAATCCGGTAACGGCATTGGAAATACATCAGAACAAAGATTACATGAAGATTTAATCATAGAAGGTTTAAAAATCTATGGTAATCTTGTATATTATTTACCAAGAACATTGGTTAATAAAGATATTATTCTAGGTGAAGATGTGGCCAGCAGATTTAATATGGCCTTACCTGTTGAAATGTATTTTGAAACTACAGAAGGATTTTTAGGTCAACAAGAAATTATTAATAAATTTGGTTTAGAAATTCGTGAAGATACTACATTTATGGTTTCTAAAAGAAGATTTCAAGAATTGGTTAGTGCAAGAACTAATTTAATTGCACCAGGTCGACCAAATGAAGGTGATATTTTATATCTACCTTTAATGAATAGTTTTTTTGAAATACTATTTGTGGAAGACCAACAACCATTTTTTCAATTAGGCAATTTACCAGTTTACAAACTTAAAGTAACTCGTTGGGAATATTCTAACGAACAATTAGCTACTGGTGTTACTATTATTGATGAAAAAGAACAAGCATATTCAATAAATCAATTAGATAATCGTTTTACTTTAGAAACAAGTTTAACGGTAAATGTTTTTGTAAATCAATTGGCAGAATCATTATTATTAGAATCAGGCACTTTAGATATTACAAATAATAGTAGTGCATATCTGTTATTAGAAACAGCAAATGAAAATATTATTTCTCCTTATGCAGATAATTTTGAATTTGATACAGAAGCAGGATTTAGTACAACAACAACAACAGATGATTTATTAGACTTTAGTGAAATGAATCCATTTGGTGAACCAGGAGGAGTATTTTAATGTTTGGTAATTTTTTTTATAATTCAGGTTTACGAAAATTAACTGTTGCATTTGGAACAATTTTTAATAAAATACAGGTTAAAAAAAATGACCCTAATGGTAATACAGTTCAAAGCATTATTGTACCGTTGGCTTATGCACCAAAAGAAAAATTTATAGTTCGTTTAGACCAACAAAAAGATTTAAATGAAAGAGAATTTGCAATTGTTTTGCCTCGTATGAGTTTTGAAATATCAGGTATTACTTATGACCCGACTAGAAAATTAACAAGAGTTCAAAAATATAGAAGTGTGAGTGCAGATACTGAACAAGCAATAAATTATAATTATACACCAGTTCCATATAATATTAATTATACGCTTAACGTATTTACTGCAAATGCAGAAAACGGTTTACAAATAGTAGAACAAATATTACCTTTCTTTCAACCAGATTATACTGTAACATTAAATTTATTACCTGAATTAAATATTAAGAGAGATATACCTATTATATTAAACACTGTAACTTATGAAGATAGTTACACTGGTAATTTTGACCAAAGACGAGCAGTTATCTACACATTAAATTTTACTGCAAAAACATATTTGTTTGGACCGGCTACTACTTCTAAAGTTATTACAAAAACTACATCAGATTTATATAGTGAGGTGCCAGGTGCAGTACCAAATCCTTCGTTAGAAGAAACTATTACTATAACACCAAATCCTGCTGATGCAAAAGCAGATACAGATTTTGGTTTTACTACAACAATTGAAGAATATAGTGAAGGATTAAAAAAAACTTTTAACACTACAAAATAGTATATTAATTATATAATAAATAGTATTATGACAAAGCTTGAAGATAAAGTTAATGAAATATTAGGTATCGAATCTAAAGAAAAGCCTACATTAGAATCTATTGTTAAAGTTGATAATGTTCCTGTACCTAGAGTTGAAGATACTACAAAACCTGATATAGATAACGATTACAAATATAGCAGAGATAATTATTATAATCTTATTGAAAAAGGTCAAGAAGCAATTGAAGGTATTTTAGAAATTGCAAAAGAAGGACAACATCCTAGAGCATACGAAGTTGCTGGTGCTTTAATTGCAAATGTAGCAAACACAGTAGATAAACTTCAAGATTTACAAAAAAAATTAAAAGAATTAAAATCAGTAACTAAATCAGCATCGCCTCAAATTAAAAATGCGTTGTTTGTAGGTAGTACAAAAGATTTACAACAAATGTTAAAGAATAAAAATGAAAATATTGAAAGCACTCAAAACACAATCAAACAGTCAGATATTTCAGATAAGTAATTTGAAATACATGGTAACTGAAACACCTAATAATGAAATACTGCAAGGTGCGGATATGATTAATCCTATAGAAGTGATTGAACATATTAACGCCAAAAATAGACACAGTGTTTATAAAGGAGTAGATATGGTGTTGGCTGCTGTTAAATTAGGTTATACTCATATAGAAGGTGTTGTAGTAAATGATTTTGTATTTCCAAAAGAATATAGGAACAAATAAACATGAATGAAAAGTCTTCCGTATATCTAGGCAATCCTAATTTAAAAAAAGTTAACGTACCTGTTGAATTTACACAAGAACAAATAATAGAATTTGATAGATGTTCTAAAGACCCTTTATATTTTATTCAAAACTATGTAAAGATTGTTTCGCTTGATGAAGGACTTGTACCATTTAAAATGTACAACTTTCAAAAAGAAATGATTGGTACAATGCACAACAACCGTTTCACTATATGTAAATTACCAAGACAATCAGGTAAATCAACTACGATAGTCTCTTATCTATTACACTATGTTTTATTTAATCCAAATACTAATGTTGCCATACTTGCAAACAAATCATCTACTGCAAGAGATATATTAGGTAGACTTCAATTAGCTTATGAAAATATACCTAAGTTTTTACAACAAGGTGTATTAAATTGGAATAAAGGTAATATAGAATTAGAAAATGGTAGTAAAGTGGTTGCTGCCGCTACATCCTCAAGTGCAATTCGAGGAGGTTCATATAACGTCATATTTTTAGACGAGTTTGCTTTCGTACCTGCAACTATTGCCGAACAATTCTTTAGTTCAGTATTTCCTACAATATCATCTGGTAAAAATACTAAAATGATTATCGTATCTACGCCACACGGTATGAATATGTACTATAAGTTATGGACTGATTCTGTTAATAAACAAAATGATTATGTTCCTATAGAAGTGCATTGGTCAGAAGTTCCAGGTAGAGATGAAAAATGGAAAGAGAATACAATAAGAAATACCAGTCAAGAACAATTCAATCAGGAATTTGAGTGTGAA